TTTTTGGATGAGATCGCAACAATCCTTACAACCAGAGGATCGGTTTACGGAAGCAGTCAAAGCAATCACGAGCGAATCTCAGAATTGTGGTCAGCTTATTATGGAGATTACATATCGCCAATGCAGGTCAGCATCATGCAATTGCTCGTCAAAGTCAGCAGACTTGCCGAAACTGCAAATCACCAAGATAGTGTTAAAGACATCATTGGTTACGCAGTCATCTATAAAGAACTGTACGACCATTACGACAAAGAGTTTGGAGTAGCTGATGGCATTTAATCTAGATGATTACACCACAGTACAAGAACGATCCAATCTGTTTTGGGAAAGGTACAAAAATGGAGCAATACGAACAAAGATTGTCTCGGAGTCAGACACTAGAGTCATTATGGTATGTGAACTATTTAGGGACTCAGCTGACGAAAAACCATTCGCAACAGGTCATGCGAAAGAGGTCATATCAGATCGTGGTGTCAATCGTGATTTTGCGCTTGAAAATTGTGAGACTTCGTGCCGAGGGACTGCTTTTAAAGCAGCTAATATCGGTACTGAAAAGAATGGACCAAGTAGAGAAGAGATGGTTAGAGTTGTAAAGACTCAAACTAATTACTCGCCAGCAGGGTCTAAAGCTAGAGCTGTAGAGGATGTATTACGTCAATCCTTTGCAGAAGATAAGCCAACTGTCTGGAGTGTTAGTGATGCAGTAGAAGCAATACCGGTCAATCCTAAAGCACAAGAATGTAAACATGGCGTGATGATTCTTAAAGAAGGCACAGCAAAAACTGGTAAGCCTTATCATGGTTATGTATGTAGTGCAGCAAAGCCCGATCAATGTGATGCCAAATGGGCAAAGATTACAGCTGCAGGATCTTGGTTCTTTCCTAGCGATAGCGAGGGAGGTGAGTAAATGGGATACGTAGAGATTCTAAGAGGCGGACCTTACCTGGAGCGCATAGAGAACGACCAGGTAAAGTTCTTGCCTTCTACCGATGTTTGTGTAGCTTGTAATGATGACAGGCTTATAACTTCAGGTAATTTCTTAGTTTGTACTCAGTGCCACTGTAGGCAATAAAGATATTATCATGAAACATGCACAATTCAAATGTAATGGTTGTAGTCGCAAGACCGAGTTTCTGTGGCTCGATCAGTTAGATATGCCCGAAGGATTTAAGGCGTATCAGTGTATGGATTGTGGCGCTGTCGGGGTTAAGAATATTGCAGAAGCAATAGGTTTACCTGACAATAGTGTATCTAGATGCACGCAGTGTGGCAGTTGGCAATTCCTAGGTCAAGACTGCCATACCTGTGTTTTGATTGGAGCAAAGTAATGCCAACCTATGAATACAGCTGTAATGAATGCGGCACCTATGGATCAGTACATAGATCCTACGATGATGATAGCGGGCCAATGAGTTGCCCTAAATGTAATTTGCAAATGTCAAGAATGTACAGCGCACCTGGTCTAATATTTAAAGGTAGCGGATGGGGTAAGAATGCCTGAGGCTACAGCTGAGGATTGGGTTAAGCAAAATTTGTTACGCCAACAGTGGCTTATAGATAATCCGGATGCACAATACATTGGTTGGATGTCGATATGACTTGCCGTCTGACCTGCGGTTATGGTGATTGATTTGACAAGGCATGCTACCCTGAACAGAAAGCGTTCGATCTTAAATCGAAAAGCTGAGCCGCCATTGGCTAGGCTCGGGAGGCGCAGAGTTTGGGCCACCCTATTGCTAATTGCATTAAGCAGTTGCTTTTTACAAGATTATTCCGTTGCAGCTGATAATTACAAACCTATTCATTACAAGCAATACATACTCATACAATTAAATGATATTTCAGAAGCCTATTGCCTAGTAGAGTTGTACTCTAAAGAGAATAGCAAGTGGGATCCTAAGGCCCGTAATGGTTCGCATATAGGTATACCACAAGGTAGGTCTAAGTATCTTGCAACTGTGAATGGTGTTAAACAAATAGACTGGGGTATCAAATACATTAACAATAGATATGGGTCTATGTGTAAAGCATTACAACACTTTAAGATTAAGGGCTGGCATTGAGTGATAGAGCAATAGGCAGCGGTAAGTGGAAAAAGCTACGCATTACCATATTAGATCGTGATGGCTGGCAGTGTGCATCGTGTGGTAGGCCAGCGCATACAGTAGATCATATAATCCCACGTGTTAAAGGTGGCGATATGTGGAGCCCAGATAATTTACAATCTATGTGTAAATCATGTAACAGCGCTAAAGGTGGTCGTTTTTTTAGCCATAAGGCGACCCCCCCTGTCTTTTGCGAATCATCTCTCCCTGAGACAGTCCGAACAGTGCCAGATTCACCATTTATTAAACCTGATACGCTTAACTTCGATGCAGAATGATGCGGAAGTAAAACAGACGCCACGAGGGGTCGGGCTAATTGGTAGTATTAAGCCTAGAATTCACACACCTTTACTGAATGCTCCGTCAAAAGCACAAGAGGTAGCTGATCTAGCTACGAAGATTGGTTTACCTCTCGTGCCTTGGCAGCGGTGGGTGCTAGATGATCTGCTATCTATAGACGATGCACAAAATTGGCGCAAGAAGACAGCCTTAATACTTGTAGCTAGACAGAATGGCAAAACACACCTAGCACGCATGTTAATCCTTAGCCATCTATTCTTATGGGGTAGTAAAAACGTTTTAGGTATGTCATCTAACCGAAATATGGCATTAGATACATTTAGGCAAGTTGCTTATACGATAGAAGATAACCAATTCTTAAAAGACCAGGTAAGACAGATCCGCCTGGCCAATGGTCAAGAATCTATAACACTACTTAATGGCGCAAGGTATGAGATAGCAGCGGCCACTAGAGATGCGCCACGTGGCAAGACTGCAGATTTTCTTTACATTGATGAACTGAGAGAGTGGACACAAGAATCCTTTACAGCTGCACTGCCGGTGACCAGAGCAAGACCTAATGCCATGACACTAATGACAAGTAACGCAGGTGATGGGTTTAGCACTGTGCTTAATGATCTAAGAGAGCGTTGCCTATCATATCCACCTGACAATTTAGGATTTTATGAATACAGCGCACCACAGCATTCTAAAATTACAGATCGCAAAGCATGGGCTATGGCTAATCCAGCATTAGGTCATTTAATAACTGAGCAGACATTGGAAGAATCGGTAAGCACTAACAGTATAGAAGCTACAAAGACTGAGATGCTTTGTATGTGGGTAGATTCTACTGTCAGCCCATGGGTATATGGTTCTATCGAGCAGTGCAGTAATAGTGACTTAGAAATACCTGTCGGGCCACAAACAATTATGGCATTTGATATTGCACCTACTAGAAGATCCGGTGCTTTAGTTATGGGCCAGGTACAAGATGGCAAAATAGCAGTCGGACTGGCACAGCTGTGGCATAGTGATATAGCAATAGATGAAATTAAGATGGCAAGTGACATAAATGAGTGGGCTAGAAAATACCACCCATCTACAATCTGTTATGACAAGTACGCTACCCAAACTATTGCTACAAGGCTTGAACAAAGCGGATGGCGTATGGTCGATGTATCAGGCCAGGCGTTTTATCAGGCATGTTCAGACCTTGCCGATGGTTTGGCTAATAACCGAGTAGTCCATTCTGGACAGGCAGAGCTAGTACAACACTTAAATAACTGTGCAGCTAAGACTAACGATGCTGGCTGGCGCATAATACGTAGAAAATCCGCTGGCGATGTTACAGCCGCTATATCACTAGCCATGGTTGTAAGTCAATTAACAAAACCACAACAAACCGCACAAATCTTTGTCTAATTTGCACCATTAGTCCGTTTTATGGTATAAAGTATACATATGGGTCTATTGTCTGCTTTGGGTATAACCAAAAAAACTGAAAATCTACAAGCGCAATACGCCCCTGCCGTTATGGGCGATAGCATCATTGGTTTTGGTTACAACACATTTGGTGCAGGTCCTATGGATCGCACACTTGCAACACAAGTACCAGCTGTTAATCGATGCGCTAATTTAATTAAAGGTGTTGTCGGATATTTACCATTAGAGCTGTACAAAAAATCTACAGGCGAAGAATTAGCAAAGCCACTCTGGTGCGAACAGCCAGATATTCGACAACCACGATCCGTCACTATCTCCTGGACTGTCGATAGCCTTATATTCTATGGCGTTGCATATTGGCGTGTTACAGAAGTATATGCAGATGATTTAAGACCAGCACGTTTTGAATGGGTAAATAACACACGAGTAGTTGCACAATTAAACCCATTAGGTACAGAAGTTTTGTATTACACAATCGATAATGAAAAAGTACCGATGGTTGGCGTTGGTTCATTAGTTACATTTCAAGGATTAACACAAGGCGTATTACAAACTGCAGGTCGCACAATACAAAGCGCATTAGATATTGAAAAGGCTGCAGCTGTAGCATCACAAACACCAATGGCAACAGGATTTCTTAAAAACACTGGCGCAGATATGCCAGAAGCACAAGTACAAGGATTATTAGCAGCTTGGAAGCAAGCACGTCAAAATAGAAGCACAGCATATTTAACTAGCACATTATCTTATGAGACTGTTGGATTTAGTCCTAAAGATATGATGTATAACGAAGCATCACAATATCTTGCAACACAAATTGCACGAGCCATGAACGTGCCCGCATATTACATAAGCGCAGATATGAATAACAGCATGACTTACCAGAATATTATTGATGGCCGTAAAGAGTTTGTTGCCTATTCACTGCAACCATATATTTGTGCTATCGAAGACCGCCTAAGCATGAACGATATAACTGCTAACGGCCATATTGTGCGTTTTAATATTAGTGAAACATTCTTGCGATCAGATGACAAGGCAAGACTAGAGACCATCGAAAAGATGCTAGCCCTAGGACTTATTGACATCGAGCAAGCAAAAGAAATGGAAGATCTAACACCCAACGGAAACGAAAGTGGCGATGCTGAGTACATTAACAGCGCTAAAGGAGAAAATGCATGAGCGATATACAACAAGCCAATATACCTGCTAGCACTGTAACGCTATTAGCGTCAGCTGCTCGTACTGCAACAATTACCGGCACAGCCGTTAAAGGTCTATCTGCAGCAAGACTATTAGTAATGCAATTAGACGTTACAGCAGCTAGTGGCACATTACCTACATTAGATGTAGTAGTACAAGACACAGTAGATGGCACTAACTGGAATACTATTGCAACATTTACGCAAGCAACAGCAGTTACACGAGAAGTAATTAGATTAACTACTGCATTTACCGATCAATTAAGAGTAGTTGGCACAATCGGTGGCACTACCCCATCATTTACGTTTGCAGTATTAACATGGGCGGATTCAAATTGATTCTTACATTTAGCAGTCAAATTGAAAGCGCTGATGGTGAGCGCAGAATCATTGCTGGCAAAATTGTGCCATTCGAAACAGTCGGTAATACAAGCGTTGGTAAAGTTGTCTTTGCTAAAGGATCAATCGATGTAGGAGATCCAGGCAAGATCAAAATGCTTATGCAACATAAAAATGACAGACCTATTGGTCGCATGCAAAAATTTAATGAAGAACAAGATGGTATTTATGCTAGCTTTAAGATCAGCGCAAGCATGCAAGGATCAGATGCTTTGATGCTGGCAAGTGAGCAGTTAATTGATGGCTTATCTGTTGGTGTAGATGTACTTAAATCATCACAGAAAAAAGATTACATTTATGTAACTAAAGCAACCCTTAAAGAAGTAAGCCTGGTCGAATCACCAGCATTCACAGAAGCACAAGTAACTAAAGTTGCCGCTAGCGAAGGCGAAGCGGATGCAACAAATCAACCAACTACGGAAAGTGAGGCACAAGTGGACAACACCACCGAGCCAACAGCAGTACCAGTGGTAGAGGTTGCTCCAGTAGAGGCCGCACGCCCAACAATTAGTGCATCCTTCTACACAGAGCCTCGCTCACCAATTAAGACACAAGCACACATGCTTGAACACACGATCAAAGCAAAATTAGGTAATCACGAATCAGCAACATGGGTAATGAAAGCAGAAGCAGATGTAGCAAAATTCTTAACTGCTGCAGATGATTCATTTACTACTAACCCAGCATTTAGTCCAACACAGTTTGTGCCAACAGTAGTTGATACACTTATTGGATCACGCCCAGCAGTAGACGCAATCGGTTCACGTGCGCTACCAGCTGCAGGTATGACAATTTCAGTACCTAAGATCACTACTTCAGGTACAGTTGCAGAAACAGCAGAAGCAGTAGCACCTTCAGAGACAGGTATCGTATCTTCATACGTAAACCTAACTGTTAAAAAGTATGCTGGACTACAACGCTACAGCTTAGAAATTCTAGAAAGATCTTCACCAGAATTCTTTGCAGCCATGATTGACAACATGACACGTGCGTATAACAAAGCAACAGATGCAGCAGTTATTGCAGCATTAACAGCAGGCGGCACACAAGCTACAGCAGTAGCAGCAGATTCAGCAGGAATTATTTCCTACGTATCAAAAGAAGCACCAGCTGCATACCTTGCAACAGGTGAGCTAGCAACACGTTACATTGCTGGTACTTCACAGTGGTCATTACTATTAGGCGCAACAGATACAACCGGTCGCCCAATTTACAATGCTGCTAACCCAATGAACAACGCAGGAGTATCTGCACCAACATCACTACGTGGTAACGTACTTGGCTTAGATCTATACGTAGATCCAAACGCAGTATCTACAACTATTGATGAGTCTGCATTTATTGTTGTACCATCTTCAGTATCAATTTACGAATCACCAATCCTACGACTATCTGTAAATCAGCCAGCAACTGGCGAGATTGAGACAGCACTATATGGCTACATGGCCGTTGGTGTATTGGTCGCTGGTGGCGTTCGCCGCTTTAACCTAACGTAATAAGTTAGTCAATTTAGTAATCCTCTGGGGTTTAGTAGCCCTAGCCCCAGGGGAGCTTTTTTAGAAAGGACACTATGGCCGCTGCAATGGTAACAATGGCAGAGTTACGCAGTAATTTAGGTATTGGCACTTTATACAGTGACGCTACAGTGGAAGAGTGCTGCCAATCGGCAGAAGATTTAATACAAGGTTATTTATGGCATAACGATGCCCCAGTAGTGGCTTCATCTATTAGCAGTAACGTAGCAACTTTAGTGTTATCAAATCCTGGCATATTTACTACAGGTCAATCAATAACAGTGTCTAATTGTGGTGCAACATATAACGGCACATACACATTAACAGGATCATTCCCAGGTACTACAGTGCCCGCTTCAATCGGCACAATGTTTTGGAGTACATACGCATTAAGTTCATACCCTAACGGCTACAGCTTTATACAATACGCAAAGACAGCTGCGGATGACAACTTTCACTTTGTTAAACCATACGGCCGAGCCCTTGGCCCAGAGCATAAAGCACAGGCTTACACTGCGACCCCTGCCATAAGAGAGGCTGCGATGATCGTAGCTGTAGACATCTGGCAAGCACGTCAAGTCAGCCAGACTGGTGGGGTAGGTATGGATGGGATCTCTGCAAGCCCATATCGGATGGGTTATCAGCTAATCAACAGAGTGCGTGGTCTCATCCAGCCGTATTCAAGTCCTAATTCACTGGTCGGCTAATGGCTGCAATAAGCACCTTACGTGGCACGCTAGCAACCGCTTTAACAAACGCTGGAGTATGGTCTACTTTTAGTTTTCCACCTGCAACCTTACTTGCTAACAGCGTAGTCGTAACACCTAGCGATCCTTATATTGTGCCAAGCAATAACAGCCAGACAAGCATCGCACCTCTGGCTAATTTTAAGATTCTAATAACTACACCTGCATTTGACAATCAAGGAAACTTGCTAGGTATGGAAAATTTTATTGTGGCAGTAGTAACTAAACTAGCGGCATCGGCCCTGGTCTATAACATATCAAGTGTCTCCGCTCCAGCTATAACTAATGCAGCTAGTGGAGATTTATTAACATCAGAAATAACTGTATCAATCCTAACGAGCTGGAGTTAAAATGAGTACACACGAAGAAGACTTAGCCTTCTTGAAGAAGACAGGCCAATTAGCAAGCGCACCAAAACCAACTGCACAAACTAAGAAAGACGAGGAATAACAATGGCAATATATTTAAATAATAACGTAGGTGTTAAGTTGGCTACCAATGCGGCACCAACCACACCTTCAATCGACATTAGCTCATACGTAACTAATGCCGTAATTAACCAGATCGTAGATGAGTTAGAAGTAACAGCAATGGGCGATACTGCCCATAAGTTTGTTGCAGGTCTACAATCAGCAACATTCAGCGTAGACTTTATCAATGACTGGGCAGCATCTCAGGTTAATGAGACACTTAGCGCAGCATTTGGCAAGACCCTAGCAGTATCAGTAATCACTGTTAAAGGCACTGCCGTATCAGCTACAAACCCAACTTACCAATTCTCAATTTTGGTAAATAACCTGACCCCAATCGGTCAAGGTGGCGTGGCTGAAGTTGCAACATCAAGTCTGTCCTTTACAGTAAACTCCGCAGTAACAGTGTCCCCATCGGTGGCATTTTAACTAAGGAGTAACAATGGCAAAGCTAAAGATAACAAGGGCTAATGGTGAAGTATCAGAGCACAAGATCACACCAGGTGTCGAGTACGCTTTCGAGTTAAAGTACGGATCAGGAATTAGCAAGGTCTTGCGTGAGCATGAGCGTCAAACAGAGATATTCTGGCTGGCTTATGAATGCTTACGCAGGGCTGGCGCACAGATACCTTTATGGGGATCGGAGTTTATAGACACTCTAGATACTGTCGAGGTATTAGACGAAGAAAAAAAATAACTGAGCGGAATTCTATTGCTTACACTATTGCGCAACTAGCAGTAGAGACTGGAATACCGCCTAGAGAGTTTATTGATATGGATACAGAAATGTATTTAGCAATAATCCAGGTATTGACAGACAGAGCTAAGGAGATCAAAAATGCCAGTCGTGGTAAACGGCGTTAGTCAATTCCTTAAAGCTCTACGAGAAATTGAAGATGACACGTTTGATAATGTTAAAGCCAGGTTAAAGACACCAATGATTAGAGTAGCTGCTTTAACTAAAAACGAGTTCCCAGATAACGCAAACGTATTGAGTGGTTGGACAAAGACAGCTGAGCCAATGGAAGGCCAACGCAAACCATTTCCAGCATACGATCAAGGGCAAGCTAAAGCTGGCATTAAATATAAGCTAGGGCCTAATAAAAAGAATAGAAACGGCTACGCTGTTTACAATTATGTATCTAATGAAAATCGTGCAGGCATGGTGTTTGAATGGGCGGGTAGAAAAAACCCACAAGGCACAGCAGGTGGTGCATCATTAAATCCAAACGCTAGCGCAGAATTTATCAACGCATTACCAGAGTTATTTGATGCAACATTAGCTGGATCAGTAGGGCGCAGAGGTCGAAGAAACAAAGGCAGGGCCTTGTATAAAGTATGGGCTAAAGAGCAAGGGCCAATCTATGCAGATATACAAAAAGCGTTGAACGATGCTATAACCGCATATTACAAAAAAATGCCACTAGAAAAGCAGCAAGAAGTTATAGGATTTTATAGGGGCATGCGGAGTAGGGGAGTGTCATAGTGCCAACCATAGTAGCATCGGTACTTAGCACCTTTGACAACAAAGGATTAAAAAAGGGTAAAAAAGAAATATCAGTTTTTGAAAAACAAGTTAAAAGTTTTGGCAAAGTATTTGCTGGAGTGTTTAGCGCTACTGCAGTACTTAATTACAGCAAGAAGGCAGTATCTGCATTTATGGCAGATGAGAAGGCAGCCAAGTCTTTAGAGTTACAACTTAGAAATACTGGCTTTGCATTTAGCGCACCAAGCGTTGAGTATTACATAGCCAACCTTCAGAAGACTACTGGCGTATTAGACGATCAACTACGCCCAGCATTCCAACAATTATTAACAGTTACTGGATCTGTAACTAAGAGCCAAGACGCTTTAGCAACTGCTTTAAATATCAGCGCAGCTACAGGCAAGTCAGTAGAAGCAGTTAGCGCAGCTTTAACACGTGCATACTCTGGCAACACTGCAGGACTAAGCAGGCTAGGTGCAGGCATAAGTAAAGCCACTTTAAAGACTGGCGACATGGACAAGATCATGGCCGAACTTAATCAGAAGTTTAGCGGTCAAGCAGCAGCTAGATTAGATACTTATGCAGGCAAAATGGATCTACTCAAAGTGGGCGCAGCCAACGCATCAGAGGAAATTGGCAAAGGATTATTAGACGCATTAGCAGTATTAGGTAAAGATAAAAGCATAGCGAATGCCACCGATGCTATGGAAGGTTTTGCTAAATCTATTAGCGATGCACTTTATGGTATTGGTTTATTGATAAGCAAACTAGATGGCTTAGCATCTAAAGTAAGTTCTAGTGGTTTGGCAGATTTGTTATTACGTTTACAACCTGGTGGGAAGGGTGCTGAAGCATTATTTGGCGCACTATCATCCTTTGGTGGATCCAATAGAAATCAACCATCATCTAATTTTACTTATGATCTAGGATCTAGTGCAACTAAAGATATTGAGCGTGCCAATGCAATTATCAAAGGCAATAAAGCCCGTGCTACAGAATTAAAATTGTTAAAAGAAAAGAATGCTTTAGAAGCATTAAAGATGAAATACGATACCGAGCGCATAGGCTTGATGCTGGCGCTTAACCAGGCTACCGATGAAGAGACCCGCATACGTATTGCAGAAAAGTTAGCAATACTAGATGGCAACGCAGCTAAGGCGCAGTTATATTTAGCAGATACAGAATTAGCATTCCAGACAAATCAACTGGCTAAGTCTATGAACCAAGCAGCCAATGCCGCTTTATATTTTAGCGACTGGGCAACCTACCGAGCAGGTGAGCGTGGCGATGCAGCAACAATGAGTAACGTACCTAGCAGTGGTGGCGGATACGTACCAGCACCATCTATGACTATGGCTGCAGACTATCAAGCATACCGAGCAGGTGAGCGTGGCGATGTAGTTGTAAACGTGGCTGGATCAGTATTAACCGAGCAAAGTTTAACCGACACAATTACAGACACTATATTAAGAATTAACAAAATGGGCCGTGGTACTACACCTGCAGGCGGTCTATCTGGCGGCACCTAATGGCCGTACCAACAATCAATGCAATAATTAACTTTAGCACTGGGCCTAGCACTGCACAGGCCATGCAGTTAGATATTGGCATACTAGGCACAAACGTATTAGCTGATTCTGTAGCTGTAATTGTTGATGTATCTAACAGAGTTAATTATGTTCAAACTAGCACAGGCCGTAGCCCATTAACTGATACATTTCAGACTGGCCAACTTACATTACGCATAGTAGATCAGAATGGTGACTTTAATCCAACTAACCCTACTGGCCCTTATTACGGCTTACTTACACCTATGAAGAAGGTGCAAATAACTGCTAACTACTCTGGCACTACGTATCCAATTTTCTCAGGTTTTATTACATCCTATGTAAACACTCAACCTAAAGATGCAACAGAAGTTGCTTATACAACAATACAAGCTGTAGATGCCATGAGGCTTGCACAGAATGCACAAATATCTACAGTAACTGGTGCTATTGCTGGTGATTTATCAGGCACACGTATCAATGAGATACTAGATGAAATTGACTGGCCAGCCACAATGCGTCAGATAGATGCAGGCCAAACTACATTACAGGCAGATCCCGGCACACCACGTACTTCTTTAGGTGCTATGCAAACTGTTGCCGATTCAGAGTACGGATCTATATATGTTGATTTCGATGGATCGTTTGTATTTAAAGATCGTTTAACTGCCACTGCATCAATAGGTGGCACGCCTACACTCTTTGCCGATGACGGTACAGGGATCACTTATGCCAATGCTATGTGGAAACTAGACGATAACCTGATCTTTAATTCAGCCCAAATCAGCCGTACAGGTGGATCACCACAATCTGCTAGCAATCAAGCATCTATTGACAAATACTTTATTCATTCATATAACCTGCAGGATCTCCTAATGCAGACCGATGCGGTAGCCCTAGATTATGCCAGGGCTTATGTGGCATCTAGAGCTGAGACAACCATCCGATGTGATGCCATCGAGCTGGATTTATACACTGCTAATTATGATGCAGGCATTCTTGCTGCCTTAGACCTAGATTTCTTTGATCCAATCACAGTTATTACAACCCAACCAGGGGGATCTCAGCTAGAGAAAACCTTGCAGATTTTTGGCGTAGCAAACACGATTACACCTAATTCTTTTAGGACAGTGTTTACAACGCTAGAACCTGTCATAGATGGGTTTATACTAGGCAACGTAGATTACGGGGTCTTAGATCAGAACGTCTTATCTTATTAAGGAGATAGAATGCCAACTTTTCCAGGCAATACTGGTGATGTAGTTACTTCCGCTATGTGGAATGGACTACCAGCCTTTACAGTACAAACCGCTAAGACAGCAGATTACACAGCTGCTAGTGGTGATGAATACCAACAACTCATTCCAATGAATAAGGCAACTGCTATTGCATTTAAAATACCAACAGATGCTACATATAATTTTGCAGTAGGCACAGTCATTACAGTATTAAATATTGGTGTGGGTACTTGCACAATCAGCGCAGTTACATCTGGCACTACGACAATATTAAGTGCCGGGGCGGTAGCGGCATCACCAACCCTTGCACAATATAAATCTGCAGCTTGTATTAAAACAGCTGCTAATGCTTGGTATGTAGTTGGGGCTATTGCATAATGATTGGTAATATTATTGCAGGAGCTATGGATACCTTCGCTCCATTTACTGTAACTGGTGGCACACTTTATACAGGTGGTGGATACAATTACAGAGTATTTACTGGCAGCGGTACATTAGGAATTAGTAATGGCACTTTGACTTGTGATGTTTTAGTTGTCGCAGGTGGCGGTGGCGCACCCTTTGATTTTTGGGGTGGTGGCGGCGGTGCTGGTGGATTTAGAACATTCACGTCACAATCATTTGCAAGCGACCAAACAATTACAGTTGGTGGCGGTGGCACTAGAAGTTCAAACGGCACGAATTCTAGTTGTGGCTCTTTAACTTCTACTGGTGGCGGTCGTGGTAATACTTGGGCTAATGATGGCGGTTCGGGTTACTCAGGTGGTTCAGGTGGCGGTGCCTCACTCAATTTTGCAAGCGGTGGTGCTGGTAATGCTGGCTCTTATTCACCAGTTGAAGGATATGCAGGTGGTGCAGGCGGAAAAACTGGTGGAAATGAAACATCAGGTGGCGGTGGCGGTGCTGGTGGAGTTGGTCAAAATGCTGGAAACGGCACTACTGGTGGAGATGGCGGCATTGGTGCATCAACTGCAATTAGTGGTGGTTCAACTACTGGTGCAGGACAACTAAGCGGCGGAACTTATTATTTTGCAGGCGGTGGCGGTGGTGCAGATGGTGGTACTGGTAATGCTGGTGCGGCAGGTTTAGGCGGTGGTGGCAAAGGTGGACAGTCAGGTTCACCAGCAGCAAGTGGCACAGCAAATACTGGCGGCGGTGCTGGCGGCGGTGATCCATCTTCAGGTGGATCTAATGTCAATGGCGGTTCTGGA